CGGTTGGAAGCGACCTGGACCTGAACAGCGGAGCTACCATCGACTGCGATTCCATCAACATGGAGAACATCCACAAGGTGACGTTCATCGTTGGATTGCAGACCCTCGGGGGCGCAAATCCGGATTTTGCTCCGTACGGCGGCACTTCGGATGCCGCCTGCACGGCTGTGGTGCCGTTCAAATACGCCTACGGAGGGGCAGCTCAGGCAGCGGCTAACTGCGATGTTCTGGCCGCCTGGACGGATGCGACGGCCCTGGTGGCGATTGCGCATGCATCCAAGGACAATTTCATGCTCATCGTCGAGGTGGATGCGAAGGCGATGGCGGGGGCTGGGTACAGTTGGCTCACCCTTCGGTTCGCCGATACGCTCACCGGCGCCACGGGCAATGTCCAGGTGCATGCGATCTGCGAGATGAGATACGCGAGCGACAGGCAGGAGTCCGTGCTGGCGTAAACAGATCGCCTATCGATCATAGGGGTTGATAGGTGTAGGGGGAAGGGGGCGGCCCCCCTCTCCCTTCCCCCCTTTACTTCGAGTTTTTTGGAGGTAACGAAATGGTCAATTACAATAAGAGCACAAGGCAGAGGGTTGCCGATATTGATTTGGGTCTGCATGTCGAGACCACGGGTGGAATCCTCGTGGCCGCAAACTTTACCTCAACGGCACAGACCGAGCTTTTCACCATTGTTGGTCGGATTGCGGTCAAGCAACTGTTCATCGAGCTGACTGCGGCAGCGGATGCAAACGCCACGGTGGTGAAATTCAATGCCACGTTCACGACTCCCGTGATCGCCGTAGCCGATCTGTGCGGAAACTCGGGCAGCATTGCAAACCTTGCCGCCTACAGGCGGATCGTTTGGGTCGGTGGCGCGGTGGCGACGTTGGCAGTCCTTACGGCGAGCGCAGGCATAAGTGACGTGGAGGCGGCTTCTAAGAAGCACATTCTGGGTGGTGTCTCTTCGGCAGGAGTGCTGACGGTCGGAAGCATCGGCATGCTCGCTTCTACCGCGACCCAGGCGGCCACAATCGCAGCCACGGCGCATCTGTTCTATGTGCCGATGTCCGAAGGCGCATACGCGGCGGCGGCTCTCTAGGTCGGGCAACGGGGGGAGGTTATAAACCTCCCCATCGGTCCCTAAAGGAGTCACGAAGATGACCGAACGCAAGATTGCGACCATTCAGCGGTACATGGGTCTCTCTACCGATACGAAGCCAACTACACCAGCCGCCGGGTCTACCTTTTATGAGGGCAACACAGGATATCTATGGATCTACAACGGCTGGGCATGGATCCCGAAGTCGGCCTTTCTCGGACAGACCATCAACTACAAACAGATTTCGCTCAACCAGGCGGCAGCGGCTTATGACGTGATGACGGCGACAGCGCAGAGTCTCTTTATCGACGCGGTTGTGATTCATGTGCCAGACAATCTCAGTGCAGTCGCGACATTTACCGGGATTTCGGTTGCTACGGACGATGTGGCACCAATCGAGATCTTGTCTGCGGCCGCCGGAGCGAAGGCGAATCTCACCGGAAATTTCTTCCATGTCTTCCGGGGACCAAGCGTAACGGCATCGACGAAAAAGATCCAACTCACTATCGGTGGCGCGACCGCAGGTGCAGGGAAGGTGGCTGATATAACCGTCTTCTGGAGAGCCCTGGTCGCGGGCGGGTATTATCTGAACGCTTGAGGGTAAGTCAATGATGCGGACTGTATTGAAGACGGCTCCAACGGCTGAGCCGGTGACGCTCACCGAGGCAAAGCTGCATCTTCGGCTCGCCGTCGATTCGGAGGAAGCGGAAACCTATACCCGGGAAAACGCATTACTGACTCGACTCATAACCCTGGCCCGGAAACGGGTTGAATTTCTCACGGCGCGGGCGCTCATGACACAAACCTGGTACGGATACCTGGACGAATTCCCGGCGGAGGATTACATCCTCGTTCCGAAACCTCCCCTACAGTCCGCGACCGTCAAGTACAAGATCAAGATCGGAACGGAGTCAACATTCACCTATTTCGATACCGATGTGAAATCCCATTGGGGCAGGCTGGTTCTGAAGCCGGATTATTCTTGGCCGACCGACGCACTCTATCCCACGAATCCGATCACGGTCGAGTTCGTCTGTGGATACGCAGCCGCGGCAAGCGTTCCCGAATGCGCGAAGCAGGCCATGCTGATCATGGTGAGCGATATGTATGAAAGCCGTGGCGCCCCTGGGCCTGGAGGAACGTCCGAGATTGTAAGTCGTGCAATGGATGCCCTGCTGGACGAGATTTCCGTACGGAGGTTCGGATCATGTATCTAGTGAAGCCGGGGGACAGGAACATCATGAGATTGGTCAAGATGCTCGGGCTCCCTGAGAAAACTATCTGGTTCAAGATGAATCTTGGCATTGATAGCCCAGTAAGGATCGAATGCGAATACTTCCCAGAAGAAAAAGCAATTCGAGAAATGTTGCAGGACCCGGAAGTGAAGGTCGGGCAGAGGGAGAAGGATGAAAGCGGGGAGGATGGATAGGGTCGTCACGCTGCGGCAGGCGACCGTCGCACAGGACGACTACGGACAGCCAATCGAAACGTGGACTGATCTTGCCGAGGTATGGGCGAGCCGTGTCGAACTCAAGGGCGCTGAACGATGGGCGGCCAAGCAAGTGCTCTCCGAGATCTCCGCGAAATACTGGATCCGGTGGCGGGACGATGTAACAGACCGGCTGCGGCTGGTGGATGACAGTACGGAGTACAACATTCAGGCGGTCTCGGAGATAGGCAGGCGGGAAGGGCTTGAATTGATCGTATCGACCATAGGGGTTTAGGGCATGGAAGCGGAAGAGGCGGTGCGCACTATTTTGACCGATGACGCGAACGTGGCGGCCCAAATATCCACGCGGATGTACCCGGCAAGGCTTCCCCAGGGGGTCACCCTGCCAGCCATCGTATATCAGCGGGTTTCGGCGATGAGGCTGAACGACCTTTCCGGCCCTTCCGGATTTGCCCGTCCTCGGGTGCAGCTCGATCTGTGGGCGTCTACCTACTCCGGGGTGAAGACCCTGGCGCGGGTAGTCCGACAGGCTCTTGATGGATATTCAGGCGTGGTGGATGGTTTCGGGGTTGCGGACGCGATCATTGACTCGGAACTGGACCTGTACGAGCCGGGCGTGGACGACTACCGGGTCGTGCAGGACTATTTCGTCTGGCATGACGAGACATGAGCGTAAACTACTTTGACATCAAGATTGATGGGTTGAAAGAGTTGGAACGCGAACTCTCCAGCCTGACAGACAAGGTGCGGCGGAGGGCCATGACCCGAGGTGTAGCGCAAGCAGCAACGCTTACGAAGCAATTTGCTCGCGCAAAGGCGCGGGAATTGGGGCTCGAAGACACAGGCGCACTCATCAAGGCTTTGCGGATGAAACGCAAGAGGAGCAGAGGTAGGGACGTAGTTCTTTATGGGATCGGGTATTCAGGGCCGGGCTGGTACGGGCGTCTCTATGAATACGGATTCAAGAATCCGGTAGGAAGCCGTGTTCATAGGCCCGTGTTGCGGACCGTTATGGACCAACGGGGTGAAGAGATTGCCTATGCGATCAAGGGTAGGATCTGGGACCAGATCGTGAAGATACAGAAGGGGGGTATTGCTCGACCTAAGTAAGAACGGAAACCAGGGGCTTTCCTTACAGGGCGGGTGGCCACCCCTCTGAAAGGAAACCAGACAGAAGGGCAGGCAAGGTGGTGCCACCTCACCATCTTCCTGCCCTTTTTGTTTGCCCCGGAGACAAGAAAGAACGGAGGACACGTCCATGGCCATCACTTCAAAAGACACCACTATAACCTTCAATGCCCAGGCGATCGGAGAGGTAAATTCGATCGGCGGACCCGGGGGGACTGCGCCCATCATCGATGTCAGTCATCTCGGAAGCGCAGCGGTCGCAAAGCTGCTCGGTCTGCCCGATGAGGGGCAATGCACCCTTGAATGCAACTACGTATCGGCTGATGTCGGACAGGTCGCGTGCAGAACCGCGCGGGCCAGCGGGTCAGATGAGGCGGTTGTCATCACTCTTTCGGACTCGAGCACGCTTTCCTTTGATGCGTTCTGTCTCGGCTTCGCCATCGCCTCTGGGGTCAACAAGCAGGTGACGGTGACCATTACCCTGGAAATCACAGGGGCCGTTACCTTCGGATAATCCGGAGAGACCCTGCACGGAGGTAAGCCATGGCTATTAAGTCACAGGGCATTCAAGTCGAGTGGAACGGTACTGTTATTGGGGAAATCATCAGTGACAGCGGTCCTGGCGGTACCGCAGCAATAATCGATGTATCCCACCAGGGCAGTACGGCAGTAGAAAAGCTGATTTCAATCCCCGATGAAGGGCAGTTCACAATGGAGGTGAACTGGTTGAGTGGAGACTCGGCCCAGGACGCATTACGCGCAGACCGGGCAAGCGGCACGAAACGCACATGCAGGCTGCTTCTCGTGGATACGAGCGGGACAATCCTCACGTTCGACGCCTATTGCATGGGGGTGTCCCTTAGCACGGCGGTTGGTCAACAGGCCAAGGGATCGATCTCGCTCGAAATAGACGGGGAGGTACATTACAGCCCTCGGCTTGTAGAGCATACGGCATACAATGCCGGGACCATCGTGTTGGACCTGGAGGAGGACACCTTCGGGCTTGAGGCCGCTGTAGAGACTACGACGAATTGGACGTGGGCATACGGCGGATCCGGACTCGTCATCAACACCGTGACCAAGGATTCATCGACTCGGGTGACGATCAATTACACAACCGCCGGGCAGAACTCAGGCACCTGGACCTTGACGATTCAGGCAAAGGTCGCAGCTCTTACCGGATCCTATCCGTCTGGGGTGTTCCGGTTCACCATCACAATTGCCTAAAAGGAGGGGGGAGACATGCTGACGAGAAACGAAATTCTTGGCATGCACGACATGAGGGTCGAGAGTGTGGATGTACCCGAATGGGGCGGCGAGGTCTACGTGCGAACGCTGACCGGGACCGAGCTGGACGAATTCGAGGGTGAAAACTACGAAGTGGTCAACGGGCAGGTCCACGTCAATAAGCGCAACGTGCGTGCGCGGCTTCTGTCGAGGGCGATCTGCAATTCGGACGGAGAGCCGTTGTTCACGCTCAAGGATGTGGACGCCTTGGGGAAGAAGTCCGTAATGGCCCT